TTATATTTTGAGGGCATTATCAAGGTGTTTTACAGCTTCTTTTTGCTGATCTGTGTCGTGATGATAATAAATATCCATTGTAGTAGAAATGGTTGAATGACCTAACATTTTTTGAACGATTTCTGGCCCAACTTTATTATTTACATTTATTGTAGCAAATGTATGTCGCATAATATGGATTTTTGATTTATGAGGAAGATTAGCCTTTTCAGTTATCTTTTTCATTTTTTTATTTAAACTGGTTGGATAATATCTTTCGCCATCTGGTTTACAGAAGACCAGATCTAAATCATCACCTTTGTAATCTGATCCTAATAACATTCTAAATTCTAGCTGCCAGGTCTTATATTTCTTTAATAGCCCCACAAGTCTCTCAGAAAGCTTTATTTTGCGTCTGCTTGAGTTGTTTTTGGTTTCTTCCTCAATCACAGCACCAACACCTCGTTTGCCAACTAAACGCCTTTTAACCTCCAATATGCCGTTATCTAAATCAATAACATTCCATGAAAGAGCAAGAGCTTCACTTTTTCTTAAACCTGTATAAAGCATAGTACTGATAAATACGAACATAAAAAAATCATTTTCTTTTGCAGTTTTAATAATTTCAACTATTTCTTCTTTTTTCATTACTGAAACTTCTTTCTTTTTTGGGGAAGGTGATTCAATTGGATCAAGAGGGTTATGTCTAATCAAATTAAATTTAACAGCTTTTTTGAAACATTGATTCATTAATACATAGATTTTCTTTAAAGTATTCTCAGATAGCCCCCCCGAACCATTAATTTTGCCCCTAGAACGCTTAATCTGGAAGTATTCTTCTAAATGGACAGGATGTAAGTCCTTTAATTTGATATGGCCTATATCTGGCTTAATATGAGCTTCATATCGTCTTTTATAATTATCATATGTTGTAGTAGCTACAGTAGGTTTTTTGTGAATTCTTAAATAACGCTCAAAATACTCAGAAACAGTAATATTATTTGGATCAGTTATCTGACCTTCCTCTTTATCTCTAATCATATTAGCCATCCAATTTTCTGCTTCTTTATATGTGTCTAAAGTCCTGGTCCTTCTTTTTCTTTTGCCCTGAACACCAATTTCTACAATAGCTTTGTACTTACCATCATCAACTTTTTCAATGTGTGCCATCACGATTCCTCCTTTATTTTGATTGAATTAGCACAAGTTAAGGTATAATGTGTTAATTTATATACGTTTGTTCGCTTGCTGTGTAAAAAAAATAAAATTAAGATATAATCAAAAGAGCTTAATAACCAAGAGTTATTTTGTAATGTGATGGTTTATAACAAACTAAGCATCTTTGACACAGCGCACAAATAATAATAAAATGAATTTAACATAAAAATCAAATTGATAGTAGGTGTTTATATTATGGAAACTAGAGATAGTGATATTAGAGTTGCACTCCACCAAAAACTAAATAAAAAATATGAGGATGATTCAGATACAATAATTTTAGATGAGTTAGTTCTCTGTCATGGTAAAGCAAGAGCAGATGTAGCAGTTATTAATGGTTCTATGATTGGTTATGAGATTAAAAGTGATCGTGATACTCTAAGAAGGTTACCCAATCAAATTGAAGCTTATAATAAAATTTTTGATTCAATAACTATAATAACTGGAGAATCTCATCTGGAAGAAGTAAAGAGTGTTATTCCCAATTGGTGGGGCATTAATGTTGCTACACCTGCTACAAATGGTGAAATTAATATAAATACATATCGAGAATCAAAAAAGAACGATACAGTTGAAGCTTTTGAATTAATAAAGTTTCTTTTGCGAGATGAATTATTATATTTAATTGATGAATACGGTTTAGAAAAGAAGTATAAAAGGATTCCTAAATTTAAAATTTGGCCATATATTTTAGATAATTTTTCATTTGAATTTATTAAAGATTATGTTAGGAATTGTTTACAAGCTAGAAAAACTCCTGTAGTTGATTGACAACAAAAGAAATATGGTGATTAACTGCAATTTGAACCCAAGATTCTGCATTACCATGATTACAATTTGTATTTTTGCATTTTGTGTTAGCAATATTATTAATTCGTTTGTCACTCCAAGAAAAATCTTTACCACAATATATATGATGGTCAACTAAATCTTGTGATAGCTTATGAAATTGTGAGTAATCATATGGTTTATCTTCATCATGCTCGCCTCTAAAGATATACCAATTTTCATTATAGGTATATCTAATTGTTGGGATTATTATAACTTTATGGTTAAAACTTGGGTCTTTAGGGTCATCTGATACATAGTCACCAAAAATTAAATCGGGATATTTTTCTCTTAATTCTTGCCATATAATAAATTCTTTTCTTGGGTTTTTTATTATGGACCATGCTTGTATTCCAGATAATGTTTCTGGGAAAGATGAGCCAGTAATTATCATAGAATTATATTTATTTAATTCGAATTCATTTATTATTGAATCAATAATTGATGTTAAGGTATTTAAAGAACCTTTGGGTAATGTTATTTGTTCCAAATCAATTATTAAATCTAAATTATTAACTTCAATATTAATGTTTGTTATAATACTTTTTAATATTTCACTTAAGTTATCAAACTCGGATAAAGAGATTTTAATTGCTGCATGATTATTAAAAATTTCACTATAATTATTAATAATTTCTATGAATTTTTTTGTTTTATTTGATGTAATAACTGGAGTAGGGTTAATGTTATGTTTTGGTACTTCTTCAATAAATTCCTTTAAAAAATTTGTTTCTGAAAAATCATTATCCGGAATAAAAGTAGGGTGATAATTTAAATAAAAGGGTCTTGATTCGCCCAGTCTCTCTGTATTTGATAAGCATAATCTTCCGGAATAGTTTTTCTCATTATATTAAAAACTGGTTTGCAATGGTCTTTTGTTTTATCATTTATATGTCGTATTGCTACTCTTTCTCCGCGTTTCCATTTCATAACAGGAACATACTTCATAAAATTATCCCTCCATAATTTTATAATTCATCTTGTCTTTTTAATGCACTTGCTATTTTTGTTTTTATTCTTTCTAAGACATTCTCTTTGGCTTTCTCCATATTTTTGATTACTAGACTAGATTGCTCGTTAACTACTTCTCCATTTACATTAGCTCTAGCCCAATATCCTATTCTATCATCAGGAAATTTTTCCAAACTAACATAATAACTTTCTCCTTTAACGCTAACTTCAGGCATATTAAACCTCCTTAATTAATCTACATTCACAATCTCAACTTTCCAATCACCCATAGCATTAATTTCTAAATAAAAAGTACCAGTTTTAGGACTATAATATGAGCCTTCTCCAGGTTGCATTTGATTTGCTGCTATGTCAACTAAATTTCCATTACTATCATATAAATATATTTGAAATATATCACCTGCAGCATTCCACTGAATTTCCCAGGCGCTGTTTGTATTAAAAGGTCTGGTATTTTTTAAACCGTTTCCACTATATTCAGCTATAACTCCACCGGTTGAAGAGGGGCTGCTATTATCAGCGGAATCAATATTTAATCCACTTACAAATTCATCATAAGCTTCCAGGCGAGCTATATCATTTTCAATTGTAGATATTTCTTCAAGTTTTTGAAGAATGTTTTCTTTAGACATTTCTTGAGCTAATGCAACAGAAGAGAAGAGGAGACATAAGGTTAGAGTTATAAAAATAAATTTTTTCATTATAATTCCTCCACGTTTTTAGATTTATCAGTTTCGTTATCTTTATTATTACTTTGATTGTTTGGATATTTCCATGTTTTTTTACAATCTTGGCATTGTAAATTATTTTTCATAAAGACGGAGCTAAACATTAATAAAATACCAACTATTATACCTAAAATACCAACAGGCGGAATAATTAATAAGAAAATACTTATTCCAGTTAAAGATAAACCTATAACAGCATAAAAACAACTCCTTTATGTCGTATTTTTAGATATTCTGTCGAATATACGTTCGCTTTTAACCAAAAAAATTTTCAATATTCTCCTTAACAAACTGATCGGCTTCCTTTTCTATCTGACTGTACTGCATGTCCATGCCAATTACATAACCAGCTTCCGGCATATCATACATTATATGCTCTACTTCGTGTAAGTACACCTCCTTTTGAAGTTCTAGAGTGAGGTTTTGATTAATTATCACGTAGTAATTGTGAGAAGAAGAGAGGTAAACAAAGCCATATATTCCTGGATTTAGAGGTATAAATTTTTGGTATATATTATTTTCTCTGGCCCACTCTTGATAATTTATGTATGTTCGCTGGAGAGCTGTACGGTGTTTTTTCTCTTTCATACAGATCACTCCTAGATATAAATATTTATAAAATAATGAGGGATAATAAATTTAATCTATATTTTCATCTAAAGCCTTTTTATATTTTTCTGCCATTTTAATTAGTTCAGGATCATTTAATGCTTTAGCTTTTCCTAACATATAATCTGCTGTAACTACACCATCAAACTCTAAAGCAGATAACATACCATTTCCTGCAGATTTATAGTGATTCATTATAGACTTAACAATATTTCGGTATTCTTCAGGATTTCCAACATGTTCACTGAAAACTTCTTCAAATTTATTACTCATATAATACCTCCTGATCAATTACTATCCCCCATTATTTACTTCTTCATCCTCAATTGCTTTAATTATCCTTATAACCTGCCTAATGCTTGACTCATCCATATCTTTAGTTTGCTTAAACAATAATTGTAAATCTTCACGCTGAGATATTTTTTCCCAGGCATCTGAAAGCTCCGGATCGTCTGTAAGAGCTTTTTTAATTTTATCTGCTGAGGATCTTTCGTCAGTTAATCCCAAAAGATAATCTATACTTACATTAAATAAATCAGACATTTTTTCTAAAGTTTCTGAGTCAGGGTTGCGTTTATTTGTTTCATACATAGCAATTGTACTAGGAGATAAGTTTAATTCCTTAGCTAATTTTTTCTGGCTTAATTTTCTTTCTTTTCTTAATTTCTTAAGTCTTTTACTTAACAATATAACCATCTCCTAAATTTACAGTATATTATAAAATTATCACAATTAGTGATAATTAACAACTAAACTCACGAAAAGTAATATTATTTCAAAATAATCCTTGACAAACTCACAATAAGTGATTATAATTATAAATAAGTTAATCACGTTATGTGAGCAAATCAAGGGAGGTGTTTAAATGGATAAGTTAGCAAAACTAAGAAAAAAAGAAGGATTAACACAGGAGCAATTAGCTGAAAAAGTCGGATTGTCAACTAGTTCGATTGCTATGTATGAGACAGGAGATAGAAAACCTCCATTAGAAAAAGCAAAAGTGTTGGCAGATTTTTTCGGTGTATCAATAGAAGATATTTTTTTTAACAGCAAACCTCACGAATGTGTAGTAAATGAAAATGTAAGTGCTTAAACTTTAACTTATTTCGATGTTTTCTCGATAGTATCAAATATCTTTTTGTAAAACTTACATGTTTCATTAGCAAATGATTTATTTGTTACTTCAGCAGAACCAGTATTTGCAGCTTTTATCAAATTATTATCCATAGCCTTTAAAGTAATTTCTTTAGCGATTTCTTGGGAAGTCATAATTATCATCCTTTCTTAGAAATTTGGTAGGAGGTGAGAGAAGTGAAAAAAAGTGTAGAAGAGTTATTAGAAGAACAGCTTGAAATGCTTTGTGAGTCAAATGAAATAATTACTAAATTTGCTGCTAAAAATGAAATTTGTGATTCATTAGTTCAAGTTCATGAGACTGTTAATGATTCTATTATTGAAATAAGTGAATTGTTAATTGGAAAGAATCGGATTAAAAAAACTGAATATATTGTGCCTGAGCTGAAGATTAGGACTTCAGCCCAGAAGAATTTTATTCCTGAAGATAGTGATAATGGAAAGCACTTAAATAGTAAAATGACTACACCTGATTAAAGTCTTTCTTTTAGCCATTTCCAAAACTTGTCTGGAAGATAACCGTAATAATCTGATGTTATTTTTGTAATGAATATATGGTCATTACTATCTAAAGCTTGATCAAACACATTATAGATATCTTCTGAATCTTTGTTATAAGTTTCTATCCACCATGTTGAATCTAACGGATGAGCCCAATTACCAAAGCTTTTTATGAGCTTTATTAATTCATCATAGTTTTGGCCTTTGGAGTTTAAATCATAAGAAATTTCATAAACTGGCATAATAACCTCCTTTCTATAACCATAATTATACAGAAAGGAGATAAAACCTTTAAAGGAGGAATGATTTAATGCAAAATATTTTAATAGATATGTTCAAAGAATTTAATCAAAAAAGTAAAGTAATATATTTTGTTGATTTAGTAGCTGGAGAAGTTAAATACTCAAAACCTGACAGTGAGTGTGAGAAGATTTGTGCTATCGATGAAGTAAAACAGGCGACTTTAGAAAATGGAATTATTAGTTTAGATGCAGACAAACAATGGAATTTAACAATTGAAGGGCCAAAATTATAGGAGGGAAATATAATGCCATTAAATTTTAATTTTGAAAGAGAAAACAGGACTATTACAGTTGAGGCAAAAGAAATTCTGGAAAAGAAAATAGATGCTGCTATAGCAAAATATCCTACAGGAATGAAGCCTTATCATCTAGAGGAAATAATGAGCTGTTCTAAATCTCAGGTTTATGAGTTTTTAAATAATTATGATATACCAGGGGCTAAAAAGTTACCTAGTTTAGGTTGGAGAATACCTAGAGAGACTTTTTTAGCTTGGTGGTTTGGAGAAGAGGTGGTTCATAAAACTAAGGATAAACTAAAAAAATCTCAGGTGAGGTATTAGTCAGGAAGGGATATTTAAAGTGAGGTGTTATTTCTTAATTTAATTATATGGCACGTTTGGTGCACAAACAATTTAAATAAGTGCCATAAAATCAAAAGGGAGGAAAATAAAATGATTCAATCTAGAACTTTAGGTGAAGCAATTAGAGATGGAATGAAAGCTAAAGGACTGAAACAAAGCCAGGTTGCTAGAATGTTAAACATTGATCGTACTACTTTATCAAAATATATTAATGGCCATTTAACTATTCCAGATGATATTAAAAGAAAACTGGTAGCATATTTACAAAATCCTGTATTAAGAATTAAAGTGTATGGGACGACATCATCAAATATAGTTTTTGATAAAGCTCAGATCGAGTTTTATAAGACCAGTATTAAAGCAATTGAAGAATTTGAAGAAGCGATTCAAAGCATTAGAGATGTTTTAAAGTTTGCTTACAATATTAAATCAGAAAATGAAATGACTGATGAACAGAAAAATAAATTTCAGCGTATGTTAGATGAAATTGAAGATGCAAATCATGTATGTGACATGCTGGATATTGCAGCTTCAGATTTAGGAGCTGATTTAGAAGAAAGAAATAGACGCTGCTATCAAAAATATTTAAGTCGTGGTTATTTAAGTGGGGGAATTGAAAATGAAGCAGTCAATATCTGATCAAGAAAAAAAGTTTCATTATTGTGATGACTGTATTAAAAATCCAGAAAGTTGTGGCAAGGATCCATTAAAATGTAGGAAAGAAAAAGAAGCAGAATTGTATTTTGAACTCTATGATAAACCTATATCAGGGTTTAACAGAATTTAAAGGAGGTAAAGATGGGAACAGCAAAAGAATGGCAGGTTTTTATATTAGGTATTTTGTGGGGGCTTATGTTGTTTAGATTCATTCCATTAATGATTAAAGATGTATTGAAAATGTTTAGAGAAACAAAAAAACGTCCAGCTGCTCTAACAGCTGAACGAGGTAAAAAAAACATCAACAAATATAGTATAACAAATAGTTGTAAAGATTTCTACTCTCAGGATATAGAAAGGTGGGCAAGTGATGAAAGAAATTAAATTATTATTGCTAGAATTAAAGAATTTCAAAGGAGCTAAAAAATTAAAGATTGAGCCTAAAGGTAAAAATATTGATATATATGGCCAGAATGAAACTAAAAAAACTACTATAGCTGATGCCTGGTCCTGGTTGTTCTTTGATAAAGACACAATGGATCAGAGCCCACAGAAATTTGATATTAAACCTCTCGATGAGAACAATGAACCAATACACGGCTTAATTACAGCTGTTAAAGCAACTATTGAAGTCAACGGCAGTCAGAAAACTTTTGAAAAAAAATACTATGAAAAATGGGAAAAGAAAAAAGGAAGTATAGATGAAGTTTTTACCGGTCATACTACTGATTGTTATGTAAGCGGAGTGGGAGTTAGTAAAACTGAATTTGAAGAGGAAGTTAAAAAGATAGCTCCAGAGAAAATATTTAGGCTGCTTACTGATCCTAAATATTACAATGAGCAGCTGCACTGGAAAGAAAGGCGTAAAATATTAACAGATTATGTCGGTGGAATTAGTTCTGAAGAAATATTTAAAGCCGAAGATAAATTAAGTAGTCTAGCTGAAGTTCTTGAAGATACTACTATTGAAAAGTATAAAGATTCGCTTAAAGACAAACTTAATAAACTAAATGATGAAATAAAGAAAATCCCTATAAGGATAGATGAAGTTAATAATAATTTACCTGATGTTTCAGAGATATCTAAAGACGAAGTCAAATCAGAGATTGAAAATTTAAAACAGAATAAAAAACTATTAGAAAAAGAACTTTCTGCAACTGAAAATGGTAATGAAATTTCTAATAAAGAAAAGAAATTAGCTGAATTAGAAGCTGAATTGCAACAGATTAAAATTAAACATCGGTCTGATTATGATGAAAAAATTACTGAATTAAAAAATGATGGTGAGGAAATAAAAGATAACATCTCAACTTTGAAGAGAAAAATTAGAAATAAAAAGTTAGATTTTAAGGAAAATAGAAATAAAATGCAAGAGTTTAAAGAACAAATAAATGAATTGGCTGCAGCTTTTAGAAAAATTAATGCTGAAGAAATAGAAGTTGAAGATAAATGTCCAACTTGTGGCCAGATATTACCTAAAGATCAACTTAAGGCTGCTAAAAAGAAAGCTAAATTAGACAAGGCAGAGAGATTAGAGAATATAAAAAAGCAGGGTAATAGCAATAAATCTAGGTACATGGAGTTAAAAGAAAAGACTAAATTATTAATTACTGCAGTAAATAACCTAAAAGAAGAGCTGAGTGGTTTAGAAAAAGTTAAGGATGATATTTATAATGAGTTATTTGAATTGAAGAAAAAGGCTGAAGCTTATCAAGATAATTTTCAGTACCAGAAAAAACTTAAAGAAAAAGAAAATATTGAAGAAACTATCCAAAAAATTAGAGATGATAATCAGGATGCTGTTAATAAAGTTAATACCAAAATCGCTGAAATTGAAAATAAGATTGAAAAATTGCAGTCTGAATTAAGTAAAATTGATCAATATAATTCTGGCCAAGAAAGAATTGAAGAGTTGAAAACTGAAGAAGAAAAACTCGCTGAAAAGTATCAAGAATTAGAAAAGAAAAAATACCTCTGTGAACAATTTGAAAAAACGAGAGCAGAGCTGCTGGAAGAAAAGGTAAATGATAAATTTAAACTGGCTAAGTTTAAACTCTTTGAGAAGAATATAAACGGCACAATAGAGCCTACTTGTCGCACAATATATAAAGGGGTCCCATACAACACAAACTTGAATAACGGCCATAAAATAATTGTTGGAATCGATATTATAAACACCCTAGCAGAACACTATGAATTTAGAGCACCAATTTTTGTAGATAATATGGAATCAGTTACTCAAAAAATAGATTCTGAAAGTCAGTTAATTAAGTTAACTGCAAAAGAGGATGTAGAAGATCTGGTCATTCTAACTGATAATGAAAAAGATTTTGAGAAACTCTCAAAAGTCTTTGGTAAAGAAAAAGCTGAAGAGATTTGTGGCATGAAAGAAGCTAGTTAGATGAGTAAAGATGAAAAATTAAAAAGGCTTGAGAGAAATATGAAGTTTTGTAAAGACTTCTCTCAAGCCAATCATTTTAGACCTTTGTTTATCTACTATTACAAACAGAAAATAAACAAATTAAAAGGAACGGATAAGAATGCCTGAAATAATCTGTCCTTGGGATCTATGTGTCCATAATACTAGATTTCACGATAAAGCAGAATCAAATTGTACAAAAGATAAAGTCAAGTTAAGTATTTCTGGAGAGATTAATCAATTCTTAAGTTGTGGAGATTTTAAATCTGTTATTAGTGAAAGGAGAACTATTAATGCCCGAAATTATTAGTCCTTATGATGAATTCAAAAAGTTTTTAGAAGAATATAGTAACGATAATTGGTTTGAGTTTGGTTATGGTTTAATAGTTGTTTTTGGTGATGAGAAGATTAATATCCGGCAATATCATAATGATGGTTTTTGGTTAAGCAGCTGGGTTGACAAAAAAGAGTTTTTTGAAAGAATAAATCAGTTTCCAGTTAGAGAAAGTTTAAAAATCAATGAGGAGGAAAAGAATAATGAGTAAAAATAAAAATGAAGTTGCAGAAAAGGAAAATAATAATATTCAGGTGACACCAGGTTTTGATAGTTTAGACAATTTTAATTTAGCCTTAAAAACAGCTAACTTATTATCTAAATCATCTCTTGTACCTAAAAATTATCAAGGTAATATCCCAAACTGTGTAATTGCTATTAATATGGCTCAAAGAATGCAGGCTGATCCATTGATGGTTATGCAGAATTTATACATTGTTCATGGCAAACCAGGCTGGTCTGCTCAATTTCTAATAAGTACATTTAATACCAGTGGTAGGTTTTCAGCAATTCGCTATAACTGGGTAGGAGAAAAAGGCGAAGATTCCTGGGGATGTCAGGCCTGGGCTTTAGAAAAAGAAACTGGAGATAAATTAGAGGGTGCAACAGTAACAATAAAACTAGCAAAAGATGAGGGCTGGTATTCTAAAACCGATAAGTATGGAAACGAAATTAGCAAGTGGCAGACAATGCCTGAGCAGATGTTGATGTATAGAGCTGCAGCCTGGTTTATTAGAACTTATGCACCAGAAATTGCAATGGGTATGTACACTGAAGACGAGATTATAGATGTAACACCTGATCAAAAAGAGAGTGCTCATGATATAAATGTTGAGCAGGAAATATCAGAAAATGCTAATACACAAAAATTAGATATTGACCCATCAGAGCTTAATCCTGATGATAACAGCGATGAAGGAAAAGAAGCTAAAGAGCCTGAAAAAATTAAAGAAAATAAAGAAACTAAAGAAGAAAAAAGTTCTCAAGGAAAGCTAGAATTTGAAATTGAGGATGAATAATAATGTTAGAAATAAAAGCTTTAGCAAGTGGCAGTTCTGGGAATTGTTACAGAGTAAATGATGGTAAAACCAGTCTCTTAATTGAGGCTGGTATCTCTATACAAAAAATCAAAGAAAGTTTAGATTTTACTTTAACTGATATTGTTGGCTGCTTAATTAGCCATGAGCATGGTGATCATAGTAAATCTATTAGTGATGTTATAGCTGCAGGGGTTGATTGTTATTTAAGTCCAGGTACTATTGATGTGCTAGACAGTATTGACTCAAATCACCATCGCATTCATGCAATATCGGCTAAAAAACCGCTTCAAGTTGGTAGTTGGGTAGTTAAGCCATTTGAGGTTCAGCATGATGCAAATGACCCTATAGGATTCATTTTATGGTCTAGAAATACTGGAGATAAACTTATTTATATAACTGACTCATTTTATTCGAAATATACTTTTAATAAACCTGATTATATTATGGTTGAGTGTAACTATTCTGAAGAAATATTAAAGAAAAATGTTGAAGCTGGAAAGGTCCATCCAGTACTTGAAAAAAGACTTAAAAGAAGTCATTTTAGCTTAGAAAATGTTAAAGATTTTCTTAATTCTAATGACCTAAGAAATACAAAAGAAATCTGGTTATTACACCTTTCAGATACAAATAGTGATGAAAAATTATTTAAAAAAGAAGTTCAAGAATTAACAGGGAAATTAGTTTTTATAGCCTAGGAGGTGAATGTTTTGTCATTAAATTGTCGATACGTAAAATTAGCAACTAAGTTCTGGACTGATGAAAAAATAATAAATTTGCCACATAATGTGAAATTACTTAATTTATATGTACTTACTTCTCCACATTCTAACATGGCTGGGTATTATCGATTACCAAAAGCTTACATTCAAGCAGATTTACAAATTTCAAAAGAAGAGTTAGATAAAGCCTTTAGTAAATTGTTAGAGGAAGGGTTGATTAAGTATTGTGAAAAGAGTTCTATTGTCCTTGTTCCTAACTATTATAAGTACAATCCTATACAAAATAAGAACCAGGCTAAAGGTGCAATTAAAAGAACAAAAGAGTTACCTAAAAATTCTTTAGTGGACGATTATAAAAAAGCAATTGAGCTACATGCAGATAAATATAAAAACGTTTTATTTAAAGGGTTACCCGAAGCCTTTGATAAACGCTTAGGCAATACAGAAACAGTAACAGAAACAGTAACAGAAGTAAGTAATATACGTTCGGACTCTGACGAGCCGACGAACGATGATTCTGTGGATAACTCTAAAAAAGAAAAAAATGGATATGAAGAACCTAAGTTTAAAAGAGACTCTTTTGCATATAGAGCAGCTAGTTATTTGAGAAAAAGAATTTTAGAAAATAATCCTAGGCAACCTGTTCCTGATGAAAATCCTAATGAACTTGAAGATTGGTGTATTGAATTGGATCGTTTAAACAGAATTGGTCCAATTGGTGCTGATCCAACTAAAGATTTAAGTTATAGCTGGGAAGAGATTGGTAAGCTAATTGATTACAGCCAGGATGATGATTTCTGGAAGTCTAATATACTTAGTGCTGGAAAATTAAGAGATAAAATAACGACTTTGGAAACGCAAATGTCAAACCGTAAAAGTAAAAATAATCAGAAAGTCAAAGTATCTAACCAAAGGGCAGAGAATTCTGATTACAAGTGGAAAGATTTCTTTATCGACTTTGATAAATTTAAGGAGTGATCTAGGTGGATATTGCAGAAAAAATAATTGTTATCGGTGATATCACTGATGAGGCAAAAAAAGACCTTGCATATTTACTCATGAATTTTAAAGCTGAAAATGAAGAAAAAGACATTAACAAAGCTAGTTTTATAATTAAATGCGGGCTAGAAACTGCCGGTTATACCGATAAAAGCTTTACTTTGAGTGAAAGCAATAATTATATTCGACTGGAGGTGCACAATGGACCTCCTGGAGAAATTAAAAAAAGATTGCCCTCAGTTGTCTGAAGAAAAAATCAAAAAAATTATAAGAGATTCAGAAAGGAAGGTGCAGAAAGATGAAAATTTATAAATTCTGGAAAGATGGAGAAAAAGAAAATCATAGTTTTGTTGCAGCAAGAAGTTATAACTCTGCTCTGAAGATTTTTGAGAGTGAGAAAGATATCGAGCACGCAAAAATTAAAGGAGAAATTTTACTTAGGAAAAATCCAATATCCAGTAAAGATTACCTAAAAATAAAAATTTCTAAGGGAATAGTGCCTGAGGAGATAGATTTTGAATATTTTGGAGGGAATAGAGGGCGTTTAAGTATGATCAGGCCAGAGGTTAAAAATTTTATCCAAAAAGAAATAGAAATTGCTGTTGAAAAATATTTTGAAAATGAGGTGCCAGAACTGAATGGCTAATTATAGACCAGCACCAGATGTTAAAAAAATCGCTGATAAATTAATTGACAAATATCATGGAAATTTAAGAGAGGCAAAAATAGTATATTTATTTCGAGATAAACCAATAAAGTCAAAAGGAAAAATTCAGTTAGGGAAAGCAACAAAAGTATCCGGGAAGTATAATGCTGTAACTGGAGCAGATTTCCTAATTGAAATAGCTGAGCCACAATTTTGGGATATGGAGCAAGAGAAACAAAAGGCTCTAATTGATCATGAATTAAGTCACTGCTTTATTGATATTGAGGGGAATAGATCAATATTAAATCATGATTTTGAAGGGTTTAATTCAGTACTTAAAAGGCATGGATTCTGGCATAATGATCTACAGCTGATGCAAAAGAATTTAAAGCAAATGAAACTGCCATTTAATTCAGTTGATGATAAAAAGCCAGAGCTTAAAGTGGTAAGCAGTAATTAATTATGTAAAATTATTTTAAGGAGAGTGAAACATACAATGACTAATAAAAATGGAGTAAGAGCAACAGATATCAAAAAGGCTTTATCTCAATATCACAGCGATTCATATAAATCGACAATTTTCTTTGAAGTTAAAACAGGTCCAACTTATTTTAACTCAGATTTACTTATCATGGATGGACTGGCCATAAAAAAATCGTGGAAGAATCCAAAACTAACTGGTTATGAAATAAAAGTTTCTAGATCTGACTTTTTAAGAGATGAAAAATGGCGAGGATACCTTGACTATTGCCATAAGTTTTATTTTGTTTGTCCTAAAGGTTTAATTTCCAGAGATGAAATCGAGGCTCTAGATGAAAACGTTGGGCTAATATATTATCACGAAGATTATAATAACTGCAGATTACACACTATGAAAGCTCCAGTATATAGAAATATTGGTTTTCCTCCTAAGGAGCTGCTGTATTATATATTACTTTCAAAAGTGGATAGAGATAAAGATCCTTTTTATGATAGCCAGGCTGATTATTTTAGAGAGTTAGTTGATAAAAAAGAAAATAATCAAAGTTTAGGCTATGCTGTTAGAGGCAAAATAGGAGATGTCATTGTAGAACAAGAAAAAGAGAACAATAAATTGCAGAAAAAATTAGAGAGATATGAGGGTAAAGAGGAAATTTTAAGTCAGGTAATTTCATATCTAACTCAAAAAGGGGTTCTAACAGGTTGGGATAATATTCTTCGTGAGGATTGGAAAGAGAAACTGGATGATGTTCTGGGATCTAATTTGGCTTCTCATGAAAAATACAAAATAAAGAACGCGATAGATTCGGTTGAAAAGCTAAAGAAAATTCTCTAGTAGGAGGTAGATGATTTTGAATATTGAGGAGATCAAGAATTGTAGATATTGGAAATTAGTTCACTCTGTAATCAAAAAAGTAGAAAACTCAAATATTGAAGAAAATGACAAACAGAAAATATACCAGGATTTATATCAGCTTGAAGATATAAACAAAAACTTATTAGATGCAGCAGAATTAGTTATCTCGTCTAATATGCCAGCAACTAATGCTGGCGAAGAGATAATGGCCTTGGACAGATTATATGATGCTACTAAAGAAGCTAAAGGGATTGATAAATAATGTCTAAACATGAAGTTATTTTCAAAAAAGATGGAGAAATCAAAAAAGATATAATAGAAGCTAGAAATCAGTCAGCAGCGGTTGAAAAATGTAAAGTAAAACATAATACTACTCATATTATTGGAGTACGAAAACCTAAAATTGACTATAGAAAAATTACTAATAAGTTTTTTGGGAGAATGATATAAATGCTGAACCGAATTGTACTAATTGGCCGGTTGACCAGAGATCCTGAACTACGCTATACCAGCAATGGTACTCCAGTCTGCAACTTTACACTGGCAGTAGAAAGAAACTATACCAATCGGGACGGAGAAAAAGATGTGGATTTCATTGATATTGTAACCTGGAGAGCTCTGGCAGAGAATTGCGCCCGGCATCTTGGAAAGGGAAGACTTGTTGGGATAGATGGATCATTGCAGATTCGCAAAAGTGAAAATAATAATAGAACATATATTAATCCAGAAGTTAATGCAGATAATGTCAGGTTTTTAGACTGGAGTAACAATAATCAAAATGCTGCAGCAAGTTATTAAATTTGAGGTGATTTGATATGGGACACGCTAAAAAGATTGGTCCTTCAAGAAGTAAATCAGATATGAATAGTTTTTATAATGACTATATAGCGTGTTTTGATTTAGATTTTAGTTGGAATGAACAGCAGCTAAATAGAGTGAAAGTATATTGGGAAGCTGGTTATCATATAGCAGATATAGCTGAAAAAGTAGACAGAATTATTGATGAAGTAGCTATTTTAATTATTGATTTATCTAGAAAAGGAGAAATAGAGGAAAGATCAGGAGGTGTCTTTGGTGACAAATGTAATTAGAGAAAGTTTTGGAGTTTTAGTTATTGATGGAATAATAATGCATTCACCGGCAACTATAGATACAGATAGGCCGGGTGAGTTTAAAATATTATATACACCAGGGGATGATAAAGTTGAATGGTTGGAGGCATCTGAGCGAAAAGCAAATTAAAAATATTTCAACAGACAAAAGCAATCAAATTAAGATTAATAATATCCCGCTTGAAGAAGAAGAACAGAAAAAACTAGCGGAGTATTTAAATTATAAATTTTCAGTTCTTGATTGGTGTCATGTACCTAATGAAGGCCAGCATAAGGTCCAGTACTATGTTAAACAAAAGAAGTTGGGAGTTAAATCAGGTGTACCTGATGTTCTGATATTTAGGGCACCTAAGCAGTATAATGGCATAGCAATTGAATTAAAGAGAATTAAAGGTGGTAAGGTTAGTAAAACTCAAAAAGAATGGTTAGCAAGACTTAAAGCAAATGGCTGGCTAACAAAAGTAGCCAGGGGAGCAGATGATGCTATTGAATTCTTAGAAGAATTGGAGGCTTAATCATGACAGTAGGGGAGCAAATAGAAAAGCGGCAGCCACAAATATATAATTTTTTAATTGATTGTTTTGATTTAAACTTTAGAAGAACTAAAAGAGTTGAGCCAGTAAATTTTACAGAAGATGATCCACTATTTAATTACTTTAAAGATATGATGGAAAAGCCGAGGGGAGTGAAACTCTAATGGAGCCAGAAATTAAAGAAAGGATAGAAGAACAGCTTAAGAATTATCCTTTTTTAAAATCTAAAATAAAAATTACAACAAATAAAATAGCACATCAAGAAGATTATGCAGCTCAAGCTATTGATTATTCTAAAATACCAGGGGGAAAGACTAACAGCGTCTATTCTGATGTTGAAGAGTTTGTACAAAATAAATTAGATAAACATCCAGAATTAATTGAATTGATCATGAGAAAAGAAAGAATAGATGCTGCTCTTGAGTGTTTAACATACAAAGAAAAGCGATTAGTAAGATATAAATACTTTGAGGATATGACTGATAATGAAGTCAGTGATAAAATGAGGGAACTAGAGTTGCAGACATTTAGTATCAGAAATGATTCGACTATTAGAGATTATTCAAGCACTACAATTCAGCGTATGAAGAAAAAAGTGCTGGAAAAGCTACAAAAAGTAGGGTTATGAGAAAAATGAGCAACAATCGGGCAATAAACGGGCAACTTTCGGGCAACATTTCATTAGATTATGTGATATTCTATTATTGTGGAAATAAATATAAACTTTGTTTTGTTTATTTTCCTCCTTTATTGGAGCCCTGGCCTTGCACCTCCAGGGCTTTTATTATTTTGAGGGGAGAGGGAGATTATAGAGGGTGTGGGGTGTGCTGCTAAGGTATTTATTTTCATGAAAGATATAGGAGGATAACATGTTTGTAAAATGTGACTCATGTAATAAAAAATTTGAATTTAAGAATCCTAAAAAAAGAAAACTAACTGATCAGATTTCAGAAGTATACTTTGAATGTCCTAATTGTGGGGAAAAGTTTCACTCTTATTATGAGAATGAGAAAGTTAGAAAGCTAATTGGAAAAAATAAGGAATTACAAAATAAGTTAAAAGCAGATATTACCCAGGCTAAATATGAAAGTTTGATGAAAAAAGTAAAATACAATAAGAGAAAAATAGGGAAAGAGCAGAAGAGAATAAAGAATAATTTAAAAGGTGATTAGATGAAAATCATCAGAGGAGATAAGAATTGCAGCAGATGTGAAAATGATTATTTTTCAGATGGAGCAACTGAAATAATGAAAAACAATAATTTATGTATTGAATGTGTTATGGAATATCACCGCTATATGTTTGGTGCAATGTACAATAATCAAGAATTTTTAAGTATTGAAGATTGGAAGTAATTTTAAAAGGGGGTGTTGTCAGTGAAAAAATTAAGATGTATCGGATTGAAAAATGATGGTAGTAGATGTACCAGAAAAAAAGAATTTGAAAATGATGAAGCTCCAAGAGAATGGAGGTGCTGGCAGCATCCTGAAGAAAAAAATAATAACTTAAGTTTAACTGAAAAACAGAAAGCTTTTGCTGATGAATATATTATTTCTATGAATGCAACTGATGCAGCTATTAAAGCTGGTTACAGTAAAAATAGCGCTTATGCTATCGGAAATCAAAACTTGAATAAACTTGAGATTAAAAATTATATAGAAAAGAGACTCAAAGAAAAAGAAGCGGCCAGAATTGCAACCCAAGATGAAGTTTTAGAATACTTAACAGAAGTAATGCGAGGGGAAATTGAAGAAGAAACAGTTGTTACTGAAAATACTGGGGATTATCAAAGTCAGGCCAGAGTTGTGAAAAAGAAAGTTGGCCCTAAAGATAGGAATAAAGCAGCTGAATTACTTGGTAAAAGATATTCTCTCTTCAAGGACAATATAGATATTGAACTTAATGGTGGAGTTCAAATAATAGATGATATAGAGTGATTTTATGAAGAATAGAGTAAGATTAAGCGATCATGTTATACCGAAATTCAGAGATTTTTGGAAAGCTACTAAAAAGGATAAATATTTATATTATGTTCTTAAAGGTGGTCGCTCTTCAGCAAAATCATCACATATAGCTATTAATAGACTTATGGCTACAATTAAAAATCCAGTAAATGGGTTAGCTGTTAGGAAGCATGCAAAATATATAAGAGAATCAATTTTTACAGAATTCAAATGGGCAGCAAGATTGTTAGATGTTGATCAATATTTTAAATTTCAGGTTAGTCCTATGCAGGTAATATATTTGCCTCGAGGTAATAAAATATTATTTGCAGGTGCTGATGATCCAACTAGAATTAAATCACTTGCTACTGAAGAATATCCATATACATGGCTCTGGATTGAAGAATTGGCTGAATTTAAAACAGAAGATGAGGTAGGAACCATAGAGGACTCTATAGTCAGAGAAGAGACAGGCTTTGATTATAAAGTCTTTTATTCTTATAATCCACCAAAAAGAAAAACTAACTGGTGCAATAAGAGATTTAACAGTGTGACTTTGCCTGATTTATATTACGTTCATCATTCAGATTATAGAGATAATCCTTATATAGCAAGACAAACTCTGCAAAAGATTGATATTTTAAAAGAAGAAAATGAACGAAAGTATAGACATACATGGTTGGGAGAACCTATAGGGTCTGGAGTTGTGCCTTTTAATAATTTGAAGTTTAGGAAAATAACTGATAAAGAAATAAATAGATTTGATAATATTCGACCTGGGATTGACTGGGGCTATGGAGCTGATCCATTTTCTTATGTTAGGTGGCATTATGATTCAACCAGAAGAATATTATACGCAATAGATGAGATATACCAGGTTAAATTAAGCAATAGAGAAGCGGCAAAAAGAATTAAGAATAAGGGTTATGAAAATGATTTGATTATAGCCGATAGTGCTGAGCCTAAATCTATAGACGAACTTAAAGATTATGGGATAAAAATAATAGGAGCTAAAAAAGGACCTGGATCAGTTGAGTATGGAGAAAAATGGCTAGATGATTTAAATGCTATTGTTATTGATCCAAAAAGAACGCCCAATATTGCTAGAGAGTTTGAAAATATAGATTATCAAACAGATAGAGACGGCAATATAAAAAATAAACTTATTGACAAAGATAACCATACTATCGATGGTACTCGTTATGCATGCGAAAAAGATATGGAGATAAAACCAGATTTATCACCAAGAAAAAACAAGCCTGCAGGATATTAGGAGTTGATGAAGTTATGAGTTATTTAAGTAAAGGTGATAGTTGGCCACCTACTGATGATGATCGCAAAAGAATAGAAAAATATAAAGAAAATAAAAAATTATTCAGAGGCAGACATGATGAAATATTTAAAGATGTGCAGCGGAGATTAGAAAGTTCTGATCAGAAAGCTATGACCTATCTTGTTGCCAACTATTGTGGCCTGCTTTCTAAGCTCTCAGCAGATATGCTTTTTGGTGAACAACCTAAATTTAAAGTTAAAGATGAAAAAACAGATTCTAAGCTGCAGGAGCTAATTACTCAAAATAAATTATACACAGGTCTTTATGAGTCAGCTTTAGGTAATTCTTACCGAGGCGACTCCTGCTATAAAGTTAGATATGCAAGAAAAAATAAGTTTTCTGATGAACGCAGCATAATCATTGAATCTCAAAATCCTAATTATTTCTTTGTTGAGCAGGCAGACGATAATATTAGACAAATCAATAGACAGATCATTGGTTGGGATTTTATGAAGGATATGAATGGCGATGATATAGAAGACACCAGGTTTTTAAAGCTGGAAGTCCATGAGCCAGGCAAAATTTTTAACTTTTTATATAAAATTAGTGGGTATACAGTTCAGGAAGAGGTCTCACTTGATACTTTATACCCTGAGCTTGATAAAATGCAGCAAACAGGAGTAGATGACTTTATAATAACTCATATACCCAACTGGCGTGATGATGAAGTTTTCTGGGGTTATAGTGACTATTTAGATATTAAGAGCCTGCAGGATGAAGCTAATAATAGAATAAGTCAGATTTCTAGAGTTCTAGATAAGCATGCAGATCCAAAAATGAAAGGGCCAGCAGAAGCTTTAGATGAAGATGGTCGGGTTGATGTATCTGGCAGCAAGTATTTCCCTTATGAAAAAGACGGAGCTGAACCAGGCTATATAACTTGGGAAGCGAAACTTGAGATGGCATTTAAACAGATAGATTATATTCTTAAAATGATGTTTTTAGTTACTGAAACTTCACCTGATGCTTTTGGTTTAAGTGAGAGTAATGTTGCTGACTCTGGTAGAGCCTTAAAATATAGATTGATGAGATTGCTTTCTAAGATTGCAAGGAAGAAACGATATTATGATGATGGTATTAAGGATATTTTATATAAAGCACAATTGATGGATATCTATCATAATAAGAAGAAATATGAAGCAGAAAGGCCATCAGCTACCTGGAGAGATGGCATACCTGATGATTCTAAAGAAGAAGCAGAAGAGACTGAAATACTTGATAGAGCAAAAGCAATTAGCATTAATGAAAAGGTTAGAAAAAACAATCCTGACTGGTCTGAAGATAGAATTAAAAAAGAAATAGCTCGGATTGAGTCAGAAATAGAAGAACAGCAGTCAACTTCACCATACACTATTTAAGGTTGTGAGATAAATGGCAGATATGTATGATGAGTTATCTAATATTATTAATGGAATAGAAACTAATCCGGCCAAAGAAGAAATACTACAGATACTTGATAAATATAAGAAAATTACTGATTCTATTGACAGAGAGGCTTTAAAGTTAAAGCAGATGGGTAATAAAAAAGATATGCTGGCCCAGTTGAACAGGTTGAGAAAAAGGGCTGCTCAAGATTTAACTGAACTGGCTAAAAGTGCTGAAAACTTTGCCCGTATTGCTGCACCTAAAAGCAATTTATCTGGTAGAGAGTTAGCAAATAACTTTATTAAAAAACAAAGTAAGTATGTTGACGATAAGGGTGAAGTCATACAAATCTTTGATCTAATTCCTAAAGACAGAGAAAAGATAAAAGAAATCACAGAAAAAGTTACTGCTGAAATGCTTAGAGATGTCAGGATGATTAATGACTCCTGGCGCAAAAGATTTGATGGTGTTGTTAGGAGTGGCATTAATGATGTCAGAGGCATTAATCTTATCAAAAGGCCAGGTATTAGAGGTGGTACAACTACAGGGAAAGAAATAGGCAGCAGATTGTATCAGGAAATCAGAAACAGTGGCTTAAAATTAATTGATAGTATTGGCCGCAAGTGGGAGCCGGACAGATATATAAGAATGTTTGCCCGTACGAGGACTAGAGAGCTGCAGACTCAGGGTATTGAAAATAGAATGAATGATTATGGCTTTGATTTAGTGCAAATAAGTGAGCATGTAGATATTGATGGTATGGATATTTGTAATATATACGAATCAAATGTTTATTCTTTATCAGGTGATCATCCTGATTATCCAAAACTTGATGCAAGGCCACCATTTCATCCTAATTGCGCCCATGTGATGACTCCCTGGATTGAAAAATATCAGAAGAAAGTAAAAGAGAATATAAGTCCTGATAATAATGGAGCATCCGGATATAGCAAAGAATATAAAAAGTTACATCCAGAACTTAATGATGATGTAATCGAAAAACTAGAAAAAACACATCTTAAGGTTTTAGAAAGAGGAAAAGAAACAGGAACTGAGCACCTTTCTTTAATTAATAAATCTGATGGTTTGCCAGCCTTTAAAGATTTATCAGGAGGTAAGAGTTCAGTTGAGTTTACTCCAGAACTGGTAGATAAATTGAAAAACTCATCTAAAAATAGTATAATTATGGTACATAATCATCCGGGAAGTTCTTCATTTTCTTCAGATGATTTAAAAGTGCTAAATAACTTTGACTCAATTTACAGTATGACAATAGAAGGTCATAATGGTAGAAAATATTCTTGTATGATGAGTGATGGCAAAAAAGTTAATTCTGATAGTAAGGTTAATCGCTTATACAGCCAGCATAAATATAGACATCATGAAAAATTTAGAGATAAAGTATTAAATGGTGAATTATCGAGTCAAGAGGCCTGGCAAGAGCATAGTCATGAGCTTATGACTAGTTTAGCAGATGAGTTGGGATGGGTTTATAGAAGAATTCTTCCTGAGGGGGAATAATATATGTCTGATGATAATAATAAAAAACCAATCGGATTAGATTTAGTTGATGATAAACCAGATTATAATAAATCTGAAGAAGAGAATAAAAAAGACTATATTGAGAGATATAAAAAAGTGTATGGAGAAGCACCGCCGGGAGTTGAAGAATAATGTCCATCTGGGATACACCTTATCAGGACCTGCCGTGGTATCATAGAATTTATGTGCAGCCGATTGTTATGGCTTTAGAAGGAATTAACTGGCTGCTAAGAAAGTTTACAACTAAACTAAAATAATTAAACACCTGAGAGGGTGTCTTTTTTTTATGCCTAAATTTAATATTTTTACTGCACTCCATTGCTGGGGTGCTTTTTTTATGTCCAGACTGGGGAAGACATTAAAAGCTCCTGGTATATAGCTGACGAGCTTAAACGGAGGTCGACAGACCTAAAATAGGAATTATAGAAGGAGCTGTTTAAAAATGGATGAACTAATTAAATTTTTAGAAGAGAATGATGTTGAGATTACAGATGATCTCAAAAAGGAAATAAAAAACATCTGGAATAGTAATCTGCCTGATGAAGATGATCTATTTACCCAGGATGACGTTGATGAAATTGTTAAAAAGAGGTTGGCCCGGGAAGAAAAACTGCACGAAAGAGAGATTAAAGGTCTGGAAGAAAAAATGGAAGATATGATCCCACCTGAAAAAGTCGAAGAATATAAAAAAGCTAAGAAAGAAGCTGAAGAGGAGCTCGAAAAATATAAGACATCTCAAAAAATAGATTATGAACTTCAGCTGTCGGCTAAAGATGCAGGTGTTAAGGATCAAGAATACTTTGAGTTTCTGGTAGAGAAGAAAGGACTTAAAGATAGATTAATAACTGACGATGACGGTAAAGTAGTTGCTACTGATAAAGAGGGTAATATTTTAACTGAAGATGGGGAAAAACTTGGACCATCTGCTTTAATTAATGAAATGAAAGAAGAAAAGCCAGATATCTTTGGTGAAGAGAAAGAAGATGGCAAAGACATCGGAGGCGGTGGCAATCCCGGTGGGAGTGGCCCAAAAGATAAGAAAAAGAATACTGAAAGTTTGGCCATGGAATTAGGATACAAATCTAAGAAGGAGAGTGAATAATAATGGCTTTAAAACCTAGTATCAGTGAAGAATATGAATTTGTAACAATTTTGAGGTCTAGACATGCACGCTATATTGATGGAGTAAGAGTTATTAGTAAAGAAGCTGTTAATGGTGATTATGTGCCACCAGGAGCTGCAATGGGTAAACTTAATAACTCAGGCAAATATGCACCTGTTACGAGAGATAAAGTGGCAGCTGGTGGAGCTAATGCAACTGAAAATACAATTCCTTTAAAAAAACTAAATGATGAGGACTGGCATAACTGGCAGATTGGTGATGAGATTATCTGTGATCCTGGTGGCAGTAATGAAGAAACAGCTGTTATAACAGCAATTGATGCAGCAGCTGGTCAATTAACTGCAGATAGTATTTTAACTGGTCATGCTGAGGATGTTGTAATTCAAAAAAATGATGGATCTGCTAAATCAGAATTTATTTGTACTGAATTAGTAGATGTGTCTGAAGAAGATGCCTTGGTTGGGGGTATTGTACATGGAGCCGTCTATGGTTCGAGAATGCCCAATTATGATGAACAGGTTGCTGCTGATTTAATAATGATCTCGTTTTAATAGGATTTTAAAATAAAAAGATAGGGAGTGAGATTTAATGCCTAGAGAAAAATTAATTGAAACAATTGAAAATGAATTTGGGATAGATTATTTAGGATTTTTGCAGGAAATTGATGAGCCAGATAAGTATATTGGTTCTTCTTATTTGCCTGTTCAAAATGAGTTTGATTATGACTGGGTTTATCATATTTTTGATAACACTACAGCTATGGCAAAGTTGATGTCCAGAGGAGATGCAGAGGCGCCTATAGTTGGTGGACCAGCTATTAAAAAGGTTGCAGGTTCTGTAGCTCCATTTGGCCAAAAGTTTGAGGTTAATAAGTCTATTTTAAATAAGATTTTTAATCCTCGTAATGACAATGAGTTAAAAAGAAACTTGCGCCAGGTTTTAGATGAATCTGCTCGTAATGTACGTTCTGCTCAGGCAAGATGTGAATGGTTTAGATGGCAGGTTATGGGTAAAGGCGGCATTACTTTTAATGATAAAAAAGAGAACGAGCGTCTTGCTGTTGATTTTGGAGTGCCTGATCGCCATAAAATTGATAGTTCTGCTCTAGAAGGAGATCCATGGAATGGAGCATCCCCTGAGCCACTAAGTGATTTAATAGCGGCATGTGAGACTTATCATGATACAAATAAAGAAATGCCATCTAATATTGTAATGAGGAGATCTGAACTAAGAAAGTTAACTGGATCTGCTGAAGTAGCAAGTGAATTTTCGGATAATGCTACTCGTATTTCTTTAAGTGTAGTTAATGATTATCTTGTCAGTTTAGATTATCCAGAAATTATTACTTATGATGAGTATGCAAAACTTGAAGATGAAAAAGGAAGACCCACTGTTACTGAATATTTTGTACCGAAAGGACGAGTTATTTTAGTTAAAGAATCAACCAATCAGGCTATAAAAGATATTGGTCGCTTAGTCATGGGTCCTGTAGCAGAAAATGATTTCCAGCCAGGTATCTTTACTACTATATATGAGGAAAATGACCCTAAAAAGTACTGGCACTTTATGAAGACTGAAATGTGGCCAGCAGTATATAATCCTGAATATATTTTCTATATGGATGTATTATCTGAATAAATAATGTGAGCACCTTAATTGGTGCTCTTTCTTATTTTAAGGTGGTGAAAATTATGTTAAAAGTGAAAGCTAATTGGAAGGTTGGTTATCCAGCTGGCCCGGGAAGAAAGATTTATTTAGAAGGTGATGTGTTTACCTGTGATGATAATTGGGGCCACAAGAAAGCAGAACAGGGTAGGGTTAATATTCTGAAAGAAGTTGAAGAGAAAAAGAAAGAACCAGTTATCAAAATGACTGAGCTAACTGTTGATGAAGCAGATGAAGTTATTGATAATTGCAAAGATATTAAACAGTTAGAAGACTGGCTTCAGGAAGAAAAGAAAAATAAGGACAGAAAGACTACTATTGAGTATTTAACTGATCGTTTAGAAGAACTGAGAAGAGAGTGATAAAAATGCCTACAATAGCTGGAGCAGATGCTTATTTTTCAAGAAGACTATGGACTTCCGAATGGGATGACTCAAATGCTGAAAAGAAGAAGGCAGCTTTAGCTCACGCTCAAAGAGAGGTTGACAGCTTAAGTTTTAGCTCTAGAATGTCACGAGAGGACTATAGTCGTGCCGTATTTGAGCAGGCAATATTCTTACTTAATCTAGGTCCTGAAGATAGAAAAAGGCTTAATCTGCAGGCTCAGGGTGTTCAGAGTATTAATATTTCTCAATCCGTTAGTGAGGCTTATATATTAAATGGTATTGCTTATGCTCCAACAGTACAGCAGCTGGTAAAGAAATATAAATACCAGGTTGGTAATCTTATATGATAAGAAGTTATTTTAATGCTATTGCAGAGAAAATAAGCAAAAAAGTTGGTAGTGATGGATATGGAGAGCCTGAACTTGAAGATATAGCTGAAAATATTGAATGTAGAAAAATCGAAAGAACAAAACTGGTTAGAAATGATAAAGGGAATGAGGTTGTTTCTTCAATAGAGGTCTGGCTTCCACCTGAATTTGAGAAGCTGCCGCCAGAAAGTGAAATAGTATTTAATGGAGAAAAAAATACTGTGATTAATTCTGGCCATGTACCAGGTATAGTTGCTGATCAATATTTGAGGGTGAATTTGAAATGAAAAATGAGCCTTTATTTGAATTAGATATTGAAAAAATGGAAGAGGATATTAAGCGAGTTCAGAAGGCCTTAGATAAAGCGGAAGATATTGCTTTAAAAGCTGCTGCAGATGAAATGGCCGGAATTATTATGGACTTATTAGGTGAAGCAATGAGAAGAGCACCAAAAGACACTGGATATTTAAGAGGGTCTGGTATTGCAAAGTTAAATGATGATCAGGTAGCTCATACCGAGAGTTCTGGCTCTAATGCAGCAGAGGTAGTTAGAGATTTTAAAGCAGGTAACATATCACTGCAGCAATTTGTTGATGAATTAATGGGAGAGGTAGCCTTTAATACTCCTTATGCTACTTATCAGCATGAAGAACAGGATTTAAATCATATAGATGGTGAAGCTAAATATTTAGAGAATTCTCTTAAAGAGAAATCTCCTGAATATATTAAAGGCCTGGCTGCAGCAATAGAAGCTGCTTTAGATAAAGAAGGTGGTGTCAGTTGAGTATTTTATTAAAAAAAGTTGTTGATTTTGTGGAAGCTCATGATGTCGGAACTTTTAGTGAAGATATCTTTATCGGTCAGAGGCCATCTAAGCCGATTGACTGCATTACTTTTTACGATACACCTGGTAGGCCTCCGAGAAAAGACAGTACAGCAGATAGAACATTTCAGGTAATAACTAGAAATAAAAGTTATCCTCTGGGAATAGGTAAAGCTGGAGAAGTACAAAAAGTTTTAAAAGAATTATATCAATTCTGGCTTGGTGATACCTGGGTGATTAAACTAGAAGCCCAAAATGAACCGGGCCATATTGGAAGAGACGAAAACGGAAACCATTTATTCAGTTCGAATTATAATATTTGGATAAAAGAATAATTAAAGAGAGGTGATTTAAATGACAGTTACTAAAGCTGTAAGAAATCCTGGTAACTTTACGGTTGGACCATCTGATATTTACGAAGGCCCTTATGGCTGTAATAAAGAAGATGCTAGAGATGTTGGTATCACTCAGGGCGGAGTTAGTTATAGTAATGAACTAGAATTTAAAGAATTTGATGATGCTGATCAGTATTTAGGTGTTATTGGTCTGGCAAAAATCGGTGATCGAATGGAAATAACTTTTACTATGAAAGAAAATACTTTAGAAAATATGAAGTTAGCCTGGGGATTACCTGATGAAGCGCTTGATGTTGAGAATAATACATTATATTTTGGTGCTTCTTCAAAAATTGAATATAAGAAATTATTTATTGATGGCCCGGCACCTGGTGGAGGAACTGCAAATTATGAGTTCTGGAAGACGTTTCCTATTTCAGCATCAGAGGTTGAACAGACTAAAGATGATAATGCAGTTTATGAAGTGACAATGTTGGTTATAGAAGACACAACAAAACCAGAAAAATATAGATACGGTAAAAGGGTTGATGTTTATGATGATACCATTCCACCCGCTGTTGATTCTATACTTCCTGTTGACAGTGATACTGATGTCGCTGTAGATATAGAAGTTGAATGGACATTTTCTGAAGCTATTCAACAAAGGGATATTACTACTGGTAATTTTAATATTGTTAATACATCTGGAACTGAAATTGAAGGTGAATTAGCCTATAATCCTAATGATTTTACAGTTACATTCACTCCGGAATCTAGTTTAGAAAATGACACATTATATCTAGCTTTTGTATCTGGTGAGGTAAGGGATATGGCTGGAAATGCAATGGGCGATAATTATCGGACCAGTTTTACCACAGTAGCATAATAAGACTGATTAAAGCAGGGGAAACCCTGCTTTTTATTATAGGAGGAGATAATTTTGAGTACTAAAGTTGATGAAGTTTTAATGCCCGAAACTAAAGAGGTTTATGTTGGTAAAGAAAAATTTGAAGTTGGCCCACTTGTTAGAGCTAAATATGGAAAACTGATAAATGTTTTTGCAGAATTAGTTTTAAATTTAGATCAAGAAGTCTTAGAAAATGCCGAGGAACATATAGATGAATTAATTACTATTATTAGTGATCAGGCTTTATTGAAACTATACGCTGCAGCATTGGATAAAAATGAAGAGTGGGTAAACAATAATCTATTGCTGCCTCAGGAAATAAAGCTCTTTAGTGTCATTTTAGAAGTAAATGATATTGAGTCGATCATAGAAAATTTTACAAAAGTTCTTCGGAAGAAGGCGGTAATTCAGAAGATAACAGGCAAATTACAGAGTTCGAAGTAATAGAGAAGATTGCCAGTACTTATTCAATGCCTCCTGAGGAAGTGATTTGGAGATATACCAAAAAACAAATAGTTGAGATTTTTAGGCAGATACAAAATAGAGAAATAGACGAAATTAATTTGAGGTATAAGATGCTCAGGGCAAGTAGAGCTCAAAACTCTTCAGATGAATTTTTAACAAAAGATAATAATAAAAAAATTAAAGAAAATAATAATCTGAACAGTGTAGGAGTTGGTTCAGATACAGAACTAAAAAATCATAATCCTAATTTAAAGATCAGGAGGTGAGCTTATGGCCTATAATGCAGGTGCAATAGTAACTAATTTTACTGCAGGAGTTAAAGATTTTAAAGCTGGTATTAAAACAGCTAAAAATGAATTATCTGGTTTTGCTAAATCAGTATCTAAAACAGGAACTAAACTAAAATCAGTTGGCTCTACAATGACAAAAAATATAACAGCACCACTTGTAGCTATAGGAGCTGCAGCTGGTAAATTTGGGATTGAGTTTGAAAATTCTATGACTCAATCTCTTTCTATTATGGGGGATGTTTCTAATGAAATGAGAACCCAGATGGAAGAAACAGCCAGACAGGTCGCTTTATCCACTGATAAATCAGCAAAAGAGGCTGCGGATTCGTATTATTACCTGGCATCTGCTGGAATGGATGCAGCTGAAGCCATGGAGGCATTACCTAAGGTAGCACAATTTGCGACAGCTGGTAATTTTGATATGGCCACTGCCACTGATCTTTTAACTGACGCTCAAAGTGCATTGGGACTTGCTGCAGAAGATACTGCAGAGCATATGGAGAATATGCAGCGAGTATCTGATGTATTAACACAGGCACAAAACATGGCAAATGCAAGTACTCAGCAATTTTCGGAAGCATTAACTAATGAAGCAGCTGCTTCTTTGAAAGCTACAAATAAATCAATTGAAGAAGGAGTTGCAGTACTATCAGTATTTGCTGATCAGGGCCGTAAAGGTTCTGAAGCAGGAAACACACTGGCCAGGACTTTAACATATTTACAAGATGCTCAAAATAAAAATGCAGATAAGTGGAACGAATTGAATATGAGTATCTATGACTCTGAAGGTAATATGAAAAATATGGCTGATATTGTTGAAATGTTAGAAGGCAGAATGGAGGGACTATCCACTGCGGAGCAAACTGCGTTGCTTAAAAAATTAGGTTTTAATGCTGAAACTCAAAAAACAATTAATCTTTTAATGGGTACCTCTGATCAAATTAGAAAATATCAGACTGAACTAGAAAATGCTGGTGGAGCTACAGAAGAAATAGCTAAAAAACAGATGAAATCAATGAAAAAACAATTAGGCTTATTAAAAGATGGGATTATTGACGCAGCATTGTCAATTTATGATATGTTGGAGCCTGCAATTTCAACTGTCCTACTTCCAATTTTACAAGCATTAGTTGGAGGAATCCGAAAAGTAGCAGCATGGTTTGGTAATTTACCAGAATCAGTACAGGCTGTTATTGGAGTTTTTGGAATGCTTGCTGCTGCAATAGGACCAGTTTTAGTAGTTGTTGGTTCTATAATGACTGCAATAGCTCCCTTAATCCCTACAATTACTGCAGTAGGTTCAGCAATTATGGCCTTAAGTGCTGGACCATTAGTGGCAATTGTTGCTGCAGTTGTTGGGGTAATTGCAATTTTCACTAAATGGCACGAAGAAATAATAGATTTTGTAAAGTATTTGGTTGATGTATTCATAGGAACTTGGCTTAAAATTCCGGAATACTTTCCTCAAATTTGGAATGACATCACAAGAATAATCACAAATGCTTTAAAAGGTTTAAGAAATACTATGAGTGGTTTAATGAATAAAATTGTAACTGTGTTTAGTAATGCTTGGAAGGCAATTCGAACTTCCACCAAAACTATTTGGACAGGGATAAAAAATGTGTTGAGTGATATACTTGACGTAATCTGGACTTTATTTTTGAACTGGACACCGACAGGTATAATTATTAAATACTGGGATGAGATTCTTAGTTACACTAAAGATATTTGGGGTAAAATTAAAGATTTTATAATAAATATCTGGCAGTCTATTATGGACTTTATTGGTAATTCTGAATTTATACAAACAGTAATAAATCTTTATGCTGATATGAAAATTGCTATTATAGACAGTTTTGTTGCTATGAAAGATGGTGTTGTAAATGCTTGGGAAACAATCACAAATGCGATTACAAATTCTGCTATTTGGCAATCTGCTGTTAGGATGTTTACAGACTTTGTAACTGATTTTTTAGGAGCGTTTCAGAAAATCCCAAGTGAAATAAGTACAATTTGGGGTAATGTGATTACATTTACTTCTGACGCTTTCAAAGGTATCGCAGGCGATATGAAAGAAATGTTTAATAATGTAGTTGACTGGATACCGGGAAAAATTGGCGAGATTGTCGGTGGAATTAAAGATTTTTGGACTGATGTTTATGACTACCTTTCAAACCAGAGCTTATATTCTGTGGGTAGGAATATAATCACCAGTTTAGCTGACGGTATTAGTGCAGCAATGAGCAAAGTTGTAAATTCTGTGAAAAATGTTGCTTCGGGACTTACAGATGCTGCTAAAAAAGCATTAGGAATTAATTCTCCTTCGAAAGTTTTTGCTGGAATAGGAAAAAATATAGGTGAAGGTATGGAACAGGGAATTGAAGGTAAAGAAAGGGATATTGCTGATAAAATAACACAGGTTAAAGACCTAATGACTTCTAAAATAAATGTGGAAAGTATGCAAGTAAATCCGTTAGCTGAAAAAGCTGTTGGAACTACAAACAATTCTAGCAATATTCACAACGACTTTAGGCCAACTGTTAATTTAGGTGGCGGAAATACAGATACAGAATCAGAAAGAAGAAGACAAATGGAACAGATGTTAAGAAAACTTGGTGCACAATATAAATTGAAAGGGTGATTTTAAATGGCAAGTTTAACAAATGACGGAGAAAAACTAGTTTTAAATGCCTTATTTAGAAATACCGGCTCCTTACCAGCAAATATATATTTAGGACTTGCAACTAATGCTAGAGGAAGTCTTAATGAAACAGTACAGCTTTCAGATTTAACAGAGGTTGACGACGCTGGTTATGAAAGAAAAGAAGTGATATTTACTGCTCCAGTAGAAAGTAATGATGCTTTTCAAATTGAAAATAATGCTCAAATTGAGTTCGGGCCGTGGGCAGAAGACGAGGATACTGGAATTGTATATGCTTTCTTAACTGATTCACAGACTGGGACTTCCGGAATTGTGATTGGCTTATATGAATTTACGTCAGCTAAAACACCTTTAGCGGGAGAAGCACAAATTGTAACTCAAGGAAGTTGTAAATTCAGTATTAGTTAAAGTAGGTGAAATTATGTTAATTAGCTTTATAAATTCAGAGGGAGGTGTTCTAACACTCCCGGAAAATAATAAGTTTATACTGAACGACTGGGCTGGATTTGCGAACACCTCTCACTCTTTGAAAGAGAATAAAGCACCGGAACAAATAGGTACAACTATAATTAATAGGATTTTTTCTTCTCGAGTAATTGATTTGCAATTTAGAATGGTGCGTCAGAACAGGCAGAATTTATTTAATCTAAGACGGGAAGTAATTTCTAAATTAAATCCAATGTTAGGTCAAGGAAAGATTGTGTGGCAACAAAATGACGGCACAGTTTTTCAAATTAACGCTGAATTAGACAATTTACAAATGCCTTCCGGAGATGCTCAAAGCAACACTTTCCAAGAAGTACAGGTGAGTTTTCTAGCAGAAGACCCTCGTTGGTATGATTTTGAAATTACTGAAATTGACTTACTTTTAGATTCAGAGGTTGCTTTATTAAATAATGGCGACACCAAAACCCATTGTGAAATTGAGATTACTGGGCCGGTCAAGAATCCAAAAATATATAATTTAACCTCTGGGAAAGTCATTATAATAAATAGAGAACTGCTAGCCGGTGAAAAGGTAATTGTAAATACAGAATTTGGCAATAAAAATATTTCTTTTATCAATGAAGACGGACAGAATCGCAGGGCAATGAGTATTCTTGATTTAGATTCTGAATTATTTTATTTAGAGAAGGGTACTAATAGTCTATTTTGTGAGGGTGCATACACGACAGAAGAAACAGATTTTAAAATAAAGTTTTACAACAGATATTTAGGAGTGTGATAAAAATGGCTTTAGGAGACTTAAAAAAAGATTTAAACTCATTACCAATGCCTGTTTCTGTAGCAATTTCAAATAGTGGGAAATATGTAGTTGCTTTGCATGGTGGAGATATGATGGGAGCTACCAATTATTATATATATAATTTAGAAACAGATGCTCTAGAAGTTAACACAACTTTACCTTCAATAACCGGATTAAGTATAACTATTGCTGGTAGTGAAGGAAACGAAAAAGTTATTATAGGTGATTCCACTGGAAACATTCATTTTATGGAGTTGTCAAATATGATAACAGAAGCAACAAATGTTGTTACAGATACATTTGGTGTAGCTGCTGGTAAAATACCATTAAAAATAAAAGATAATGGTTTAGATTTTAACAACCCAGATTTTAGAATTGGTGTTTCATACGCTTCTCAAGATAACTCTGATATAATGTTGTTAAATCCTTCTAACTTTAGTATCGTTAATAACGTTAGTTATACTAGTATAGATGTACCTATGATAGAAGATTTTGATTTGTTATATGATGAAACTGTATCTAAAACAACTTTAATTTATCCTGGTTATAATAATAGTACCACCACTTATTTTTTGCAATTGATAGTTGAGAATGAAGCAATTCCTGCTCAAATTGAAATACAGAATGCTGACCTAATTAGCAGTGTTATTACTAATATGAGTACATTTAAACAAATAAAACTATATAAAGATTCTGCTACTGGAGATAAAATTGCTAAATTATTGTTATATGGTTTTGATGAGTCTGGTGGAGGTCAAGATAAATATTCAGAAATCATAGATTTTAATATAGCTTCTGAAACTATGTTGAATAGCACTACAATTACAGAAACTGCTTATAACACCGATGGACAAGTAATAAATACAGCTATATTGGACAAAGATACAGTTATAGCTAATAAAAATGCTACTGATATTGTTGAAATACAAGACTTAAATACTGTAATTACAACTGTTACTAATATTCCAAAATTTGTAGTTTCTAATAATAGCGAGGTATTTCTGATATTAGAAATAACTGGTTATCAAACACAAGATGAGCAAATTTCTGATGTCAAAGTTTATGAGGGTATTATTACAGCATCTGAGCCTAGCTTAACATTTCCAACAGAGGAAAATATATATTTCTTTGATGAAACGGATACTCTAATTACAGAGCTTGATGTAGGACAGCTTTCACCAATCAAAGACACAGATATTTACCCAGTGAAAATTGCTACAAATATTACAACAGATACATTTGAAAGTGTTACTTTAGGTACTACTCAAAACAACGTTAATTGCTTAATGTCAGCAACTGAAGATCCATTTGAGAGTTTAGAGCAGATTACAATTCCGTTTACAAATGAAGACACAGTTACAATTTATTTGAAACTCTCTACTGATGAAGTACAGACTGTGGGCAGTGCTTCACTAGAATTACTTGTTGTTGGTAATTTAGCGACTTAAAAAATAGGAGGAGGAATAAGAAATGCAAATTAAATATTACAATCCTCCTGTGAATGATTTAGATTTGAAATATACACAAGCTCACAATTTCTTAGATATTAATTATTCAAATAAGTTTGTAGGAACTGTGAGCTTACTTTTTTCTAAAGTTGATAATTCAGTCAATCTAAATTATTTTAATGGGTTTATCAATAATCTAGACTTGGTTTATAATGGCAAGGGTACTAATATCTTAAAAGCTAATTATGAAATACAGGATAATAAACTTGGTATTAATTATCTTAATTCAGAAATGTACTCATTAAAATTGAATTATGAAAATAAATTAGCTGTTCCTTTGTCTATTAAATATAATCTCTCTGATAATGGTTTAAACTTAATTTATACTGGAGCTAAATATCTAAATAAACTAACACTAAATTACAACAAAGTTGCGGCTGACACTTATCAAAACAGTTTAACTATTAAATATGAGTTAACAGAGATACCTGTTTTAGAAATGAGTTTTGAAGCAGTTACAAACTATGAAGTTAGTACTAGCTTGGCTTATAGTTTAGAAAACAGTATTAACTCTAATTTTAGTTTATTGATTAGCAGTACTTTCGAATCAATTAAATATTTGGCAACTTCTAATTTAGAGATACAGTCGGTAAAATTAAAAGAGTTATTAGAGGCTTTCAAATTTGAAACAGTTTCAGAATTCAGTTTATTTGTAAAGTCTATTACTAATAATACTGTAATATACATTCTCACACCAGATTTTGATTTACTTGCTATTTTGGAAGAATATCAAGATTTTGTGTGGAATAGAAAATGGCGTAGTGTTGATGATTTTCAATTAACAATTTCTAAAAAACTACCTTCCTCTAAATATTTGCAACTTGAAAATTATATTGCTGTGAAAAAGGGTGATAAAGTTACAGCTGGTAGGATTGCTAAAAGAAATCTTAAAAAAGAAAATGACAGCGAATTAATAACAGTTTCCGGAAAAGGGCTTGGAGAAATATTTGAAAATAGAATCGCTTTCAATAAGGTAAATACTGATAGTGGTTATGATAGTTTCTCTGGGCCAGCTGAAAGTGCTATGAAACATTATGTTGATGTAAATGTTATAAATCCAACAGAGGTTGACCGAAAAGTAGATAATCTTATAAATGAAACTGACAGAGAAAAAGGTGCAACTATTAATTATAGAGCAAGATTCCAAAAAATTTCAGAAATACTATATGAAATTTCTAAGACCACAGGACTTGGTTGGGAATTAGAAATTGATTTAGAAACTAAAGAGGTCATTTTTAAAGTCTTGACAGCTAAAATTAGAAAAGGTGTAAGGTTAAGTCCAAATTTTGACAGTGTAAAAATGATACAGTTTGAGGAAAATAAAAGCTCACAGGAAAATAAAGTTGTTGTGGCAGGTCAAGGTGAAGGTGCAGACAGAATGATTAGAACAGTTTCAAGAAATGAGGTGTAGTAATGGGTTTAGAAATAAGACATTTTCAAAAAACTCTCTCTTTTAATATTAAAGACACAGAGGAAACAAATACGAAGGTTTTCGATTTACAAGGGCATGTTGTAGCTTTCTTAGGTGCAAAGCATATTAATCTTGAGGAAGGCTCTTATCATATAACTTTGAATGAGGGTGAGGAATATGAGAGTACTATACAACGTAATTTTGGTGTCACAGCTGAATGGTGGTATGATTTAGACGGGGAAAAAAGAGTGTGGAGTATGGGTGTACAAGAAAAACACTTTTATCCAAAAGATAGCTTTATACTAAAAACTGTGGACGGTGTGCCGGTAAGACCTAATAAGGTTGCATTTATAACAGGGGGTTTCGGGCCTAACTTTTATGCACCTATATTTGGCACTACCCCAGCAAAAATTGAAATCGAGTTTTATTATATTACAGAATCGACTACATTTACTTTACCAATAGAAACTAATATTGAAGACGGTAAAGAGCTGATTCTTCAAACTGATAAATTAACTCCTGTGGAAGCGGGTAAGTATGAATTACAGCTAGGCTCGAAAGGAATTTTAGAAGACGCTTATTTACCATATTTTATTGAGAATGATATGTACACTGCTAGAGAATTAGATTTGATTGAGCAGTATAATGACACTTATTCTGATAGTATTGACAAATTCTTTTATGATATTGAAAGAGTTAATCAGACTCCTTTTCTTGATGAGCTTGTTGGTGCTTATGGGTATGTTCCAAAAGAAGTTGATTTCAATTTCGACTTACCAATCAATAATAGAATAGAATCAATTGAAGAGGCGGTTACTTTTGAGCTTGAACCAATAAGTGATAAAATAAGAAACTCTGATGATTTGTTTAATATGAGATTTAGTAAAGACGGTAACTTTGAACTAATGAGTAATATAAACCTAAGTAACTATCAGATACCGGAATATTTTCCGGAAGAGAATAAATTTATAAGAGGCTCTAATATTGTAGCTAATACAGAGCAGGGAGATTTCCCGCCCATAACTAATTACTATGAAGAAGAGGCAGGAACACAATTTTCACTAGAAGGGAATGGCCACACTATTAGTAATTTTAAAAATCATAGTCAATATAGTTCCAATGGTGTCGGGCTTTTTGGTATGAATGGCGCAGCAAGCGGAAGTTATGATTGTTATATTCGTAATTTAAATATAGAGAATGTAGATATCTTGGGTAACGATGTTATCGGGTCTATTCTTTCACTATCAATACCCGATACTGATGACAGTGGTGGTGTTGTAATATGAGTATAACCTTAGAAAATATAACTGTTACCGGAAAAATTGTTGGACAAGACTTTGTAGGAGGTCTTGTTGGAACAGGGGAAGACATTACAATAATTAGCTGTAATTTTGAAGGGGAAATTGAAGCTAAAAATAATGTAGGTGGTTTAGCTGGTGAAGCGAGTGGTTTAATAGAAAAATCTTCCTCTGTATGTGATATAAATGGAAGCAGTAATATTGGGGGTTTGGTTGGTAGTGGCGATATCTCTATAATTAATTGTTATTCAAGAAGCAATTTAACAGGTACAAGTGTATTAGGTGGTTTAGTAGGAAATAGCAATGGTGCAAGTTTAATAAACTGTTATTCAGCAAGCAGTATTAACACAACCGGTATGAAGGGGAGCTTAGTAGGAAATAATAGCTATTATGTAGTAAATAGTTGTTACTACAATCAAGAGCTAGTAAACTCGTTAAATTACACTCAAGGTGAAGGTAAAACCACAGAGGAAATGATATTTCCAATTGATTATGAGAGTATTTATCTTGGCTGGGATTTTGAAGAAGTTTGGGATATAAAAGAGGAAGTAAATGAAGGCTACCCATTTTTTGGTGGAGACGGAATGCTTTATATGCTATTTAACGCACATTCTAGTTTGAATAGTTTAGAATTAAGTACAGCTTTTTTCATTAATTTAAACTCACAAACTGAATATATCTCAGAAATAACTCCCTGGTTTCCGATTATTAGAACTAATATGGTTTCTAGAATTACTAATGGTGCTTTTGCTTCCGGCACTCTGTTAAGACCCGGGCCTTATGAAGATGAGCTTTGGAATAGTGGTGTAAAAGGTTTTTTTGAATATGTACCAAATACACAAACATTTGAGGATTTAGCAGCTCAAGATACAATGCCTATTAGACTTCCTGTTAAAAGTGCTGAAACTACTTCTGTGCATATATCAAGAGATATCCATTCTAATGATACAGAAATATATTTAGAAAATTTACCAAATGAGTGGTCGATAGATTCAGAGAATGAATTTAAGTATTTAGGTATTACAGATGGTAATAGAGATGAAATAATTGGTTATAGTCAGACTGGGTTTTTAGATGGTGAATATGTAATTATGGATGTTAAAAGAGGATTAAGAACTTCAACAGCACAAAGTTTTTCAGTAGGTGAAGATACAGTTGTTTATTCATCTTCCTTAGAAATGTCTTTAACTTGGGATGATAAAATTATACCACTTGGAAAGCGAACTGAATATTTATTTAGGGCTGGAATTGAAATAGACACTAAATTAAGCACTACTGGTGAAAGAGTTACTTTTAGGTTTTATGGTGGAGAGAGAAAACTCGGTATCGATGAAACCGAGCCACTCACCGGTATAGGAATGGGAGAGCTATTTATCGACGCTCGAGATTTAGAATTTGAAGACGAGTTATTCGACAGGGCAAAGTTAACATTTGAAGAAATGGGCTTAGAAGATTGGAACTTAGAAGAATTTAAAGAATGGACTTGGGAAGAATTTAAGGATATTGAAATACCGCAGTTTGAAACAATGACTTTAGCTGAAATAATTAAAATAGCTGTGGGGATAACTGATTACACAGAGCAAGACTTGGTAAACAATTACAGCAGAAAAGAAATCGAACAGATTATTCAAGATAAACTCGATATAGTAACTGCTGATGATATAAATTCTTGGGCGTTTGATATAGCGAAATTAGTTGCTAGATTATTAACTGGTGAGCCTTCCGGAGCTTATGAGAATTGGACTGAAAGAGAAGTTAAAGATTTCTTAATTACTATGCTGACTAATGAATTTAGTTTTAAGGATTTCGAAGATAATTTTCCGTTTGATAAATGGGAGAGTATTATGAAATCTAGATTAGAACTTACAATCAATAATGATGCATCTATTGAGGTGGAGTATAATCAGTACGGACCTTATAATTATGGAGTTGACTTCAATTTAGGTGATATTATAGTTGTTGAATACCCAAATGTTTTTAGAGCAATGATCAGAATAATTGAAGTCAAAGAAGAATTTACTCAAGAGGGTAAGAAATACACTTTAACCTTAGGTAAAGAATTTGAGAATTTAGTTTCTAAAATTAAAGCAGATAAAGATTCGATAAGTGGAAGACTATAAATAATTAAATATATTATATAATTGCCACCTTTAATATACGGGTGGCTTTTTTAATTTGGGGTGGTAAATTTGAGGGATAAATGGAGATTATTTATAACAGAAGTACACCATTATATTCAAAGATTAATTGAGCATCCAACTACAAAAGGCTTTCTGGCATCTGGGGGAACTGTAATAACAATGCTATTCGGCGATATGAACGTTTCTATGCAGAGCTTTTTAATACTTATTGCTGCAGATTATATTACAGGGCTTATAAAGGCTGGAAAAAAGGGAGAATTATCTAGTTGGATGTCTAGAAAAGGTTGGGGTAAAATATCGACTTATGTGATTGTTATTTTATTAGGTAATTTAGTTACTCAACTTGGTATGACAGGGATGAGAGATTTTGTTCTTTTATGGGCGGGAGCTACAGAAGCTATCTCCATTTTGGAGAATTGTGATGAGCTTGGGATAACTATACCTGACTTTTTAAGAACTAAATTGCTGCAGACTAAGGAAAAAAAGTTTGGAGAGGAGCTAAAATAATGAATATTGCAGTGTTTGCTGGACATGGGGGAAGTGATCCAGGTGCAGTTGATCCAATTGAATTAGAAGAAAATGATGGGATATATCAGGATGATATTTATTCTGAAGAGAGTGATATTAATTTAGCTGCAGCATTAATTTTGCAGCCAATGTTAGAACAAAATGGTCATGAAGTTCTAATGGCCAGAACTGAAGATGTTTACGTAAATCTATATGATCGTGTTGATATGGCCAATGAATATGATGTGGATTTAGTAATTTCATTACATGCTAACGCAGCTTCTAACTCAACTGCAGCGGGTATAGAGACTCTCTATTATAGTTCTACGAGATTTACAAGTAGAAAAGGTAAAAGACTAGCTGCTTTAGTTCAAAAGAGATTAATTGCTGTTACTGATACTCCTGATAGAGGTATTAAAGGAAAAGAGAAGATCTGGGTGTTGCGTAAGACAGATATGCCAGCAATTCTTGTAGAAATGGGTTTTATAACTAATTTGAGAGAGGAAAAACTTCTTAATGAAAGAGAATACCTTTACTTGCTTATGGAAGCAGTTGCAGAAGGTGTTGAAGATTATCTCAAAGAAAGTTCTTAATTATGATAGTGGAGATAAGAAAATGAAGTTATCAATCAGTAGAGATAATAGCAACCTGACTCCTGAGCAGCCTTCGGTGGATGAAAATATTGCTACAGCTAATAAAATTTTAAAAGATTATGGAAAAGAGTTGGATAAAGAATATATCAATGATAATGGGTACTGGAAGTTTTTAATCTGGAAATACAAAGAGTTAGGCAGGCCAGATAATATGAAAGAACTGTTGCTTAATGAAGCTATTAAGTGGGGATTGTTCCTCTTTGAGAAAGGAGGTGGCAAAATGGATCTTAAGAATTTAGGTTTTGAGGCTGCTAATTTTATTATGGATGAAACAGAACTTGATGATCAGCTTTATAAATATTTAGCTGACCAGGCTAAAAAAGAAATACCAGGACATGATATTGAGCCGATTGCAGGGAAGATGCTGGAAGGTATCGGTAAAGAACTGCAGAAGCCGTTGGAGACAGATAAATAAATTATTATTTAACCTCTGGGGCGAAAGCTCTGGAGGTTTTTTTATGTCTATTTAAATCTGAAAATTTTGAAAAAATATTAAATTTAATAAAATTATGCGATTTTTTGTGCTTTTTAAGCAGGAATTATCCTTCAACCCTTGAAATATATTATATAAGTAGTATAATGTATTAACAAGTTATGAAAAAAGGAGGGGATAATTAATGAAAGTTATTAACGTTTTTAAAGTTGCAAAATGGTTTATTAAAAATAATTATGATAATCCCCGCAATAATTTTGATGGAAATATGAAATTGCAGAAATTGCTTTATTTAGCTCAATTAGTTCATTTGTATTTATATGATAAAGAGTTGTTTGAAGAACCTATAATGGCTTTTGAAAAAGGTCCTGTTGTAGAAGCAGTGCGTATCAGATATAGGGATGATACATTTAATTTTATTGAAGAAGCTAAAACAATGTTTATGGATTTAAATCAGAAAATAATAAAAACATTAGAGTTAACGGTTGAATTATTTGGTGAATATACTGCGAAAGAGTTATCTGAATTTACTCATACTCATGCTTGTTGGGAGGAAGCTTTAGAAAATTCAACAAGATCTAATGGTTTTCATTCTAAAAATGATAGTATTATACCGATAGAAGAAATGAAGAAACATGCTTTGCCAGGGATAAAACAAGTAATAGAAGCTAAAAAAATGACTTCTGATGATAATGATAAGTGTGAAATTGTAAATGGTAAAGAGTTTTATTATGATCCTTCTAATATTTCTTTAAATGATAGAATCTATGAAATTCTTAGTAATTTTGAAGGAGAAGATAATTCATATACAGTTTATGAAGATCCTTCTCAAGGTTTAGTGATTTATTAAATGTCTTATAAAGAAGGACAAGCACTTTTTATCAAATTGCCGTTTGCAGATGGGGGAGAATCTCATTATCCAAGACCTTTTCTAATTGTAGAAGCAAGAAAAAAATCAGTGGAATTATTGAATATCTCATCTTTAAAAGGCAAAGAATTAAAGGTGATGAGATCAACTAAAAATAGAATTATAAAAGACTATAATCCACCTTTTTTTAAACCGTCTTTTGTTAAGTTGGATGCATTATATATTGTAGAAAAAAATAAAAAATTAAAAACAACTCATATGGCTAATGGTACATCATTATCTGAAGATGAATTACAAGTCATAAAAAATAGATTAGATGAATATAGAAAGGATAATGAATTTCAATTTGCTGAACAAAGGATAAACACACAAACTTTTTATAAATATAACTAA